CTCGCCCAAAGCCTTATTCCATAAGGGTTTGCCGAGATTAGAGCCAACTGGCGCTGACCAAATCATGCATACTTATACAGCGCCATATCAGCCAAGATTAGAAACTGCGGTTGAGCGTGATGGCACATTTCTTGCAGACGGTGTTGCTAAATGGGCGCAAGATTATTTGCAGTGCGACTTAATGCAATGGCAACGGCATTGTGTTGGCGGTGTGCTTGCACATGATGAGCACGGCGATCTGTTGCACCGGCAAGCGCTGGTGTCGGTTGCTCGACAAAACGGCAAGTCAAAATTGTTGGAGGCCTTGGTTGGTTTTTGGTGTACTGAGATGCCTAAGTTGCGTGGCGAGCCGCAAACTATTATTACTACAGCGCACAAACTTGACTTAGCGATTGAATTGTTTGGCAAAATTGCACCAGTGTTAGAGCAGCATTTTGGCGCAATCTTAACTTGGGCTGTGGGTCGCAACGAGGCTAATTTGCCTGACGGCACACGGTGGCTTGTGCGCGCTGCTACCCCTACATCGTTTCACGGGCTTACGGCTGATCTAGTGTGCATAGACGAATTGTGGGCAGTGTCACCGGATGCAGTCTCGATAGGACTCTTGCCTACGATGCGCACACGCCGATCACCTATGTTGTTTATGACAAGCACTAGCGGCGACGAGTCAAGCAAAGAAATGTTGCGTTGGCGTGAGCAAGGGTTGCGCGCAATAGACGAAAACAAAAGAGGGTCGCTATATTTCGCCGAATTTAGCCCAGCGTCAACTACAGACCCGATGACGGTAGAGGCATGGCTACAAGCCAATCCTGCAATCGGTCACACACTGACGGTAGATGTGTTGGCGGCCGAGGCTGAGCAACCTAATCGCAATGCGTTTCTACGATCGTCAGTAAATTTGTGGACAGCAAGTGCGCACGGCTGGCTACAGCCGGGAGTGTGGGCCAATCTTAAAACCGATCTGCCGATGCCTAACGGCGGTGTGCTGGCCATAGAACAATCACAAGACGAGTCAAGATTTTGTGGCATTCGAGCGGCGCTAAACGGTGACGGCAACATACAAATTAAACAAGAATTTGTGGTAGACACTTTGGCTGAGTGTTGGCAGGCCGTAGAGCAAATTTGCAAAGACACGACAACACGCCTAATGATTACCCCAGCATTTGAGATGACTATGCCTACACGGTTTGCGCACAGGTCGTCTATGGTCGGCAACCGCGAGTTGCAACGCTGGACACAGGTTGCCCGATCAGCAATCATTGAGCAGCGCGTCAGGCATGACGGGTCAACATTGTTAAGCCAGCACATTGACCGTGCAGTAGCAGTCAAAAATCAGGGCGCATTAACTTTGTCGTCGCTACGGTCGCCGGGCCCGATCGAGTTGGCTAGATGTGTCGTGTTCGCGGTGGCAATGGTTAACAAGCCAGCAACGCTCGGCAAACCAATGATTGTTGTCGCTAACGGCTAATGTATTGTCGGGTGGCTCGTCGCGTCGCGCTTTCTCGGTTCATCGCGGCGAGCACCTATACACACTGCCAGCGTGTGATCGTGGCATACTTTGACTATGACTCTTGTTGAATTTATTGCAAAACAATTTAAAGCGCAAGCGCCACCAGTAAGCAAAGCGGCTGCGGCTGGCAATTATTATCAGTCAGCGAATAACGGTGGCGCTGGACAGATTGGTCAGTATTACTCTTACATTGAGGGTGACGCACGCAATCGCGCAATTAGTGTGCCGACAATAAGTCGAGCGCGTGATCTTATGGCATCGGTTATTGGCTGTATGAGTTTGCGCATGTACAACGAAATTTGGAATGGCGACGAAATGGAAAAGATGCCATTAGCGCCGCGCAGTTGGTTACGCAAAATAGACCCAGCAGTTACAAACAATTTTATTTTGTCGTGGACATTTGACGACCTATTCTTTTTTGGTCGCGCATTTTGGTACATAACATCGCGCACGGCTGACGGTTTTCCAGCGTCGTTTACTCGACTACCTGCAGCAATGGTGCAAACATTAGATCAGTCTGGCCCTGTGTGGTTTGCGCCGTCTAAACAAATAATTTTCAACGGCGGCGAACTAGACCCGAACGATGTAGTGCAATTCTTGTCGCCAATACAGGGCATTATTTATATGTCAACTACAGCAGTCGCGACAGCGTTAAAACTTGAGGCCGCACGACTACGCAATTCGAGCAGTCAGATTCCGGCTGGAATCCTTCGGCAAACTGGTGGCGAGCCTATGTCGGGTCAAGAACTTGCAGACATGGCTGCACAATTTAACGCGGCACGCGACAGCAACCAGACTGCAGCGCTAAACGAATTTGTAATGTACCAAGAAACGCTAATGTCGCCAGACAAAATGTTGTTAATTGACTCGGCAGAGTTCCAAGCTGCTGATCTGTGTCGACTCACAAATATCCCTAGTTACCTTGCCGGTATCGCTGTTGGCGGCTACTCGTATGTCAGCAACCAGGGCGCACGATTAGACCTTTACTCGTTTGGTGTTAAACCGTACGCCGAATGTATTGCAGCAACACTAAGCCAAAACAATGTGCTACCGAACGGCACATATGTTGAATTTGATGTAGACAAATATCTATCGGCAGAATACACAATGCCAACACAGGACAATCCCGCAGTTGACTCGCCAGACGATATAGGCTCGCGCTTATGATCAGATTAACCCCTTCACGGATCACGGTAGATGCGGCAGCCAGCGACGGTCTGGCGCGCCGATCTATCAGTGGCATCGCAGTTACATACGACGAAATTGCTGTTGTTGCAGACGGCACAAAAGTTAGATTTTTGCAAGGCTCACTGCCGACAGAGGGTCGCAACCCTAAGTTGTTTATGCAGCACGACTCGACACAGATTGTCGGTCAAGTGACTGAGCGCGAGGACACCGCACAGGGCATGCTGTTTGTGGCCAAAATTAGCGCTACACGGCTTGGCGATGAGGCGCTGGTGCTTGCAGCAGATGGCGTTATTGACTCGGTGTCGGTCGGTGTAAACCCGATCAAATTTAAGTACGACGATGACGATGTAATGGTGATTGAGTCAGCAGCTTGGACAGAGTTAAGTCTTGTAAGCGAAGGCGCGTTTGCTGGTGCAGTTATTACCGAGGTGGCGGCAAGTATCCCACAAACAGAGCCAGTTATAGAGTTAAATAAAGACATACCTACACAAAAGGAATCAATCATGGATGACACAACACCAGTAGTCGAGGCAAGCGCAACAGTTGAGAAATTGTGGGCGCAACCAAAACGAGAATTTAGAATGCCAAGCGCTGGCGAATACATGGCCGCGTATCACAGTGGCGGCGAAACATTTGCCAACATTAACAAAGGCGTGCAAGAATTTGCACAAAATAATCGCACAAGTTTGCAGGCAGCCGCAGGCGATGTACTTACAACCGACACACCCGGCTTGCTACCAGTTCCGGTGCTTGGGCCTTTGGTGCAAGACCTAAACTTTTTGCGACCTGTAGTTGAGGCTGTGGGCGCACGCGCTTACCCAGACGGTGGACAATCAAAAACATTTATACGACCAACAATTACAACGCACACCAGCGTTGCAGCACAGGCAACAGAATTGTCGGCAGTGTCAGCAACAACAATGGTTATTGCGTCAAACAGTGTCACGAAAACAACACTTGCTGGTCAGGTAACTTTGTCTCAACAAGACATTGATTTTACAAACCCTGCAGCAATGAATTTAATTTTGAACGATTTAATGGGCGAGTACATGATTGCCAGCGACAACAAAGCCGCCGACGATTTATTGACTGCAGCAACATCGTCAGGTGTTTGGGATGGCACAGTAGACGATTTACTAAAATCGGTTTACGATGCAGCAAACGATGTGTCAAGCGGTCGCAACTGGTTGCCGACACACATGTTTGTCAGCGTTGATGTTTGGTCGCAACTTGGTCAACTTACTGACACAAGCGACCGACCATTGTTTCCACTTGTAGCAAACGGTTTGTCTGGTCAGAACGCACTCGGACAGGCTGCAGCGTCAACATGGGTCGGCAATCCACTTGGTTTGCAACTTGTAGTTGACAGCAATTTTGCTAACAAGACAATGGTCATTACGCGAGTTGGTCAAGGCGCTGGCGATGCATACGAGTTTTACGAGTCAATCCGTGGACTGATGTCAGTTGAGTTGCCTTCTACACTTGGTCGCAACATGTCATTTCACGGCTATGTCTCAACCTTTGCAGCAATCGCAGGAATGATCCGCAAGATCACACAGGCCTAGTCGAGTAGCGGCTTAACCGCTATGACAACATACAAAACAGCCAGCAAACAATTACTCAGTAACTATGCGTGCATTAGCACGCTAGAACCTACAGAAATTGTTATCGGTCAATCGGTAACTGTCGGGTCACTTGGCGCGCCATTTAATGGCACATTCACTGTGCTCGCGTTGCCACAGTATTTGTATGTGGGTGTTGACGGTGACACTGGAGAGTTTTTATACAACACTGCAGGCGCAATACCTAACCAAATTTTGTTTGCGTGCACTGGCGACGATGTTGAGTTTGTAAAAATCTTTACAGGCACAGTCGCATACACACAGACCTGCACATGGGTAACGGCTGCAGAAATTTTGACATACCTAGGTATTGCTACAGCAACAGCAGATGACACAACATTTGTGACACAGTGCGCAAGCGCTGCAAACATATTTTGCTACCGTCGCCGCCAGGAGTGCGGATACTTTGACGCGCTGACACCAGCGCCGTCTGGCGATGTAAAACTAGCAACGATCATGTACGGTGCAGCGCTTTATCGTCAACGCGGCGGCATAAGCGACTTTGCGTCATTTGACGGCATGCAGCAAGGCTCAACAAACGGACTGTCACCTATTTGTAAACAGTTGCTAGGTATTGACCGACCACAGGTCGCTTAATGGCTGCACAGGCGTACACCGATCTATTTAACACGGCAATAAATAACCTTGCCACAACACTTAACGCGGTCACAGGCTTAGTGTGCATAACTGACCCACGCAATGTGCAAGCCCCGTGCGTGCTCTTAGACGCGATGTCGTTCACAGCGTTTAACGCCAACATTGTTGACATCTCAATACCAGTCACAGTTATCAGTCTCGGGCCGAGCAACGCAGACGCATACCGCAACGCGCTCAATGTTGCAGCCAAAGTGCTCGCCGCCAATGTTGCGGTCACTGACGGCAGACCCACCACGCTTACCATTGGCGGTGTCGAATACCCTGCTTTGTCGTTAAATATACAAATGAAAGCGAGCACAACCTAAATGGACTACGAAGTAACTAGCAACCGTCTTAATGGACACAGCCGAGGCGACATTATTAAACAAGCCGATCTCGGCGACCTGACAACCGACTTGCTGTTTCTGGTTGAGGCTGGCCACCTATCACCAATAAAGCCCAAAAAATCTGCTAAACCTATAGACATAGACCCACAGGAGTAACACAACATGGCTACAACAGTTTATTTGAGCAACCCGACAATCACGATCAACAGCGTTGATTTGCAAGACCAGTGCACCAGCGCTGTAGTCACATACGCATTTGACCAGCTAGAAACAACTGCGTTTGGTGACACGGCACGCAAGTTTGGTGGCTCGACTGTCACATCATTGCAAAACAACACGATCGAGGTTGAGTTGTATCAATCTTATGCAGCGTCAGAAACTGAGGCAACAATTTTTGGTCTTGTCGGTATTCAAACAACTATTGTTGTAAAACCGTCAACTGCAGCAGTCGGCGCAACAAACCCTAGTTACACATTGACAGGCTGTTACCTTGCATCGCATAGTCCAATTAATGCGAGCCTTGGTGAGTTGTCACTTTTGACTTTGACCTTTGCCGGTGGTGTGCTGACTAAAGCGGTCGCGTGATCGCGCGGCTCTGGCCGCTGAGAACTAACAAAACAAGCCGCGCTTACAAGCGCCGTACCGAGAGGAATAAATGAAAATAAAAATAAAAGTTGAGATGAACGACGGCACACCACCAGTCGAGTTAACTACAAACTTGTTTGTGGTTTGCGAATGGGAGCGAATAGAAAATCGCAAAGTTGCTGACAATAAAGGTATTGGTTACAGCGATCTATGTTGCTGGGCGTATTTAATTTTGCAAATGCAAGGAAACACAATGCCGGGCGATTGGCGTAAATGGGTTAAAGCAAACCCGACAATGGAAATAAGCGGTGTAGATGAGACAGTGGGAAACCCTACGGGGTCGGCACTTACCGAAGGCAGTTAGCAGAAATGCTTGTTGCTGTAGGATATTGGCCGACCCAAATACCATTTGAGGCGCGCGATCTGGCAACAGTTGCATACATCATGTCAAAGCAACAACGATGACGGCATCAATGACCGTGCGTGTTAACGGCATTAAAGACACAATCAATCAACTTGGCAAAATTGATAAAGAGTTACAAAAACAATTTAAGGCTGACGCAACTGATATTGCTGAGCCAGCGCTTGACGCTGGGCGCGCAGCCTACAAACGACTAGAAAACGATGAAGACCCTTATGCGCTATCTGGTATGTCGCGCAAATGGACACAAAACGGTCGCAAGATATTTCCGTTAAAAGTTGCTAACTCTATTAAAGGCGTGTCTATGAAATTTGATACTAGACGCAAAGCAATAGGCGTAATTTTAATAATACAAAAAGATGTAGCGACTGCAGTGTTTGAGACTGCCGGTCGTAAAACATCAAACAAACTTGGTGCACAACTTGGTGCTATTGACTCTGGCAAGACTCGACTACTGCAACCAGCCGTTGACGGTGAACGCGATGCTATAGAGTCAAAATTGAAAAAACTTATTAAAGATGTTACAAAAACTGTGCAGCGAGGTTTTTAAATGGCTCTATCTATACCGATCGTTTCAGAATTTGACGAAATTGGAATTAAACGCGCAATCGCGGAATTTAAAAATTTAGAGACAGCCGGCGAAAAAGCACAGTTTGCTATAAAGAAGGCTGCGATACCGGCAGCGGCAGCGCTCGCAGGTTTGGCTGCTGCTGCAGTGCCAGCAATTAAAGCGGCATCAGATTTAGAGGAAAACTTAAGCAAAGTAAATGTTGTGTTTGGCGAAGGTGCAGCAAGTATAGAAAAGTTCGCTAAAACGGCAGCAACCTCTTTAGGGCAATCACAAAATGCAGTCTTGCAAGCCGCAGGCACATTCGGAACATTTGGCAAAGCAGCAGGATTATCTGGCGAAGATTTGGCAACATTTAGCAATGACTTTACTGCACTTGCATCGGATTTAGCGTCATTTAATAACACGACACCAGAGCAGGCTATCAACGCGATCGGGTCTGCGTTGCGTGGCGAGTCTGAGCCGTTGCGCCAGTTTGGTGTTTTGCTAAGCGACGCAGCGTTAAAAGATGAGGCGCTGGCGCTCGGTCTTGAGGTGTCTACTGGTGCGCTATCGGCACAGACAAAGATTCTTGCTGCACAGTCTTTAATCTATAAACAGACAGGTGACGCGCAAGGCGATTTTGCGCGAACATCTGACGGCCTTGCAAACAGTAGTCGAGTGCTAAAGGCACAAATGGCTGATTTGCAAGTGTCTATCGGCCAAGCATTGTTGCCAGCAGTGCAAGCAATTTTGCCAGTGCTCAAAGATTTTGCTAATTGGGCTGCTAGTAATCCGCGTGCTTTCACATTGGCAGCAGCAACGATTGCGAGCATTGCAACAGCAGTACTTGCAGTCAATTTTGCTATGAACGCAAGCCCATTTGTTTTGTTTGCTACTGGTCTTACGGCAGTTGGCATTGCAATCTTTGCCGCATATCAAAAATTTGAGGGCTTTAGATCAGGCGTACAAATAATTATGAACGCGGTAATTGGTTATGTTAACGGTTTAATATCGGCGCTGTATTCGGTGTATAACGCTGTTGCTTTGGTAATAAATGCGATACCGGGTTTAGACAACATTGCTACAAAAGTTGCGCCACAAATACCGACAATGGGCGGT